CGAGAGGGATGGGAAGAAGGGCCAAGCACAGACGAAACAATGGATGGGATTTGCAGCGTGCTTGCTAATCGCGGCTACGACCCAAACCTAGACCAAGCCGCAAAAGACTTACTTGCACGAAAGCCGAGGTACTAATCATGCCTACAAACAATGAAGCACCGACTCTCATCGAACAAGGCAGTTCAAACTGGACGCCTCTTATCGAACACTTAACAACCTTACTTCATTGTGACGCAAGTTACATACTTCAGAACGTGAAATTGTTAATCAAACAACGAGACGAAGCAGCGCAAATCTTTGCAGCTCGCGCTGACTTAGCTAGACCACTAGCAGTAAAAGCAGGGGAGTTGATTAGTAGAGCAGAAGCGTTGGCGATTTGTGAACGGCTCGCCAAGCAGAATTACGACGCAAGCATTAAAGCACTCAAACGTGACGACCTCGGTGGGTATGATGTATTCGACTCGTGCAAGCGTGAAGCGGAGGCCATCGGTTCATTAATCGCCGCCCTTCCCGCCCAACCAGCAGCAGAGGAAACAGTTGATGAAGGGTGTGTAACCTTTGGATGGGACGTTCCCGAAGTTCAATTGCTTTATGACATGGGCCGACACATTAGAAACACTGACGAGATTCCGGCACCAGCAGCAGTACAGCCAGCCACTTCTGATGCCGCAGCCCTACGCAGCGCAATGATTGAGAAGGTGCGTAACTTCGATGAATGGTGGGACGGTGCTGAGCTACGCAAGATAGACCAGAGAGCATTGGACGCAATCATTTCTGCTCTTGAGAAAGTAGAGGTTAAGTGACCCGCTTAAGGAGTAATATAGATTCGATTCACAACCTTATCGTTCACCGTTACCCCGTTCTGCTGAGACTGTACCCAAACATCTAAATAGCAAGGAGCGTTAGTCGGTCTCAGATTAGTTGTTGCTTGCCAATCCCGATCTGAGACTTTAGTCGCCGGTATGTCGCTTATCCCCTGACACGCCGGCCATTTGTGTTTCGGGGGAATTTGAGGTTTATTCCACCACATTAAACTTGCTGCCGCTAAAGCTATCGCGCCTGTTATGGCTGCAATTTTCTTCTTCATAACCCAAGCTCAATTGGAGACGCATTCATCGCTCGACATAATCGCAAAGCAACTTCATAACTGACGTGTTTACGTTTCGAGCCGTTCGATTGGTTTTCTATGCCCAGGTACGAACTAACCCTGTGAATATCAGGCTTGAGTCTCATCCAGCCCATTCTTCGAGCCAACTCTGACTTACTGAGGCCGCTGCGTTTTAATGCTCTTTGTAGCCGCTCGACAGGGATTTCGCACCGCATTAAGTTTTCAGGATTCGGACGAAGGTTTGCCAGGGTCTTCGGATGTCGGCCGCGTTTCCAGGGGTGACTTTCAGGGTTTGGTCGCACCTGGTCATAATAGATAAAAATAAAGGTTTATTCTCAGAAGGTATAAGCCTTTAACGATTTGCTACATCAGATTGAGTGGGAATCGGAGAACTTTAGGATTATGAACTGGACTAAGACTTGCTAGAGAACTCGCAAGGAGACCCCAAATGAGAATCAAACTACAACACCTTTTATTTTGGCTACTCAACCTTACCTCTTGTAATTCCTGCTCAAGAGTCGTTGTCGAAGCTCAAAAACTCGATGCTACGGATCTGTGCGACACCTGTTTTAGAGAGCGGATTCTTTAGTACCCCCTCTTAGCGAAGAATTGATTTGACGTGAAGGAAAGAGCCGTTCGTTAGTACGGTACTCGTTCCATTCGAGACATTTTGCGCGAACTGCACCGTCAGATTGCCATTAGCTCCAACCGTGATACTTCCTGCGATGCGTACGCGGCCAGCGGTGGCTCCAGCCGCTCCCGCCGAGCCTCCTGATGCCGTTTGTCTGGATGCAAGGTCAATTGTTCCTGGTGTACCATTAGCAATGAACTGGATGGTGTAAGCAATTGCGGTTACTGAAGCTGAATAGGCCACCGCGAACTTATAACCACCTGTCGCATCAGCATCCACATCAGCCTCAAACTCAAAAGAATAATTGCCAGAAATACCGCCATTGCTATAACCACCTGAGCCATCCACTGTCAGAGCTTGAGTAACACCGGTGATGTTTGCCAGGGTAGTATCCGTAGTCTTAGCAAAGTTAGAAGTACATCGGACTTCTCCTTGCTGTAACAACCATCCAACCGTATCGAAACTGCCTGAAGTCAGATTTAGAAATCCTGGTGTGGCATTCTTTGTAAGTTCAATTCTAAGAGTTCCAGAAGCATAGGAGGAATTATCGGTCCATTGGATAAATGAATCTTTACCCAACCGTAATTGGGCAGTCGAACCGCTGCCGAGTAATGCAAGCAAGTTTGCAACTTTTATTGTTCCGTCATTTGTGGTCGTAAGAACAGGGGCGGCGCTGCCCCCATTACTAAGACTCAGCGTGTTTGTTGTTTTATTCCAAGTAAGATCGGCATCACCGCCGAACGAACTGGAATCATTAAACTGGACCTGAGTGTCAGAGCCTCCAGGGGAACCCCCACCACCCGCCCCACCTGTAACGACTGTTTCTAGTCCTGCATCGTCTTTGGAGTAAAGCAATCCATCAGACTTGGCATACAAAACAACCTTTGCAGATGCGGGCGTCGAAGGTGCGGAAATTTCTGGGAATGTTAGTCCCCCATTGTCATCAAGCGTCAAGGCAGAACTTTGAATAGTTACGCCACCTGTACCATCGGCTCTGATAATTGCGTTATCTGTTGACCCTGTAGATCCGCCAATACCACCCGCGCCCGCGACAGCCTTATAGGTTCCGTCAGCATGAAGAAATTTATTTGCAGCTGCATCGCCCGCGCCTGGAGCCGGTGCTAGTCCTTTTGTTCCGCCTGATCCCGAATCTCCAACGAGTGCTGGAATACCCTTTGTAAGATTTGTCAACGATGATTGCCCGCTGGTCGGCGTACCCGCAGGGTCGTTCACGAGATAGACTAGATCATCGCTGGTTGGCGTAGTGATCGAAGGCTTTTGACTTACTTTTTCATTAGGCATTAGATTACTCCGCTAAAAGAAATGTTCCATCTTCGGCAAGCAGTAGTGTTCCGTCCTCTGCCGCTAATCCGTCTGTCGTTCCGAACCCAATAATGATCGTTGCAGTCGGTTTAGTTGTATTGCATCCCCACTGCCCACAGACCTCGAGTTGCACTGTGTATAGACCATCGACTGACGCAATGAATTCAAACGTAGCTTCCAAATTTGAATCAGGATGCAGAATAGTCATCTGCTCAAAGTCCGTGTCACCTGGTCTCTTAATTGAGACCTTCCCATATTGCATATAGACCGTAGCGCCGAATATCGCTCCCCCTCGGATTGTAGTTATTCCTGCCGCTCCGCTTGTCGTCTGAATCAAACCATCAGGAGGGAAATCTACGGTATTAAATGAAATGTCCGGTGGTCCTCCACCAAAGTTATCTAAGGCAGAGGCAATCTGAACGTCTGTTTCCTCGACTGAATCATTGAAGAATGAGGTTGAGTAAATACGGGAGAGAAAGTTAATCTCATAATTAGAATTGATTGTTAGTTGTTCAATCGTAACTGGGACGTTTCTCCAGCCTCCAGAATCGTCATTGATACAAACTCTGTCACCTTCTTCGAGTTGTAACGCTAAACCATTTGAACCCCATCCGAAGAATTGGCAACCATCCCCAAACTTCGCATTTGCTCCGTTGAGTAATCGTGACGCCTGGTTATAGTTATCAACCGCCGATAGATCAATCTCAAGAGTGAGAACCTTATTGACTTCGTCCTGATGGTCGTAGTCGTTAATTATTAAAGGTTGTTCCGCAAAGTCTCTTAAAGGGTCGTGGAATGTTCCTTTGAACTGATTATAGCGAGTCTGACCATTTGAGCCGAGGTACTTAAACGATCCATTTAACACATTCGCTTTTGTCGTGTCTGCGTAAGTAAGAGCCTTCCCCGCGAACGACATCATTATTCGGATCGTTTCTTCGTCTACACCGTGGGCTTCTTCCAAAGCAGAAGAAAGATCCAATGTTCCCATTTTGCAAATGAGAGCAACGGTTGTGTCGCCAAAACCTGTTGTATAGGCTTCTACAAATGTCCTAACAATCGGATGAGAGTTAATAGCAAAGGCAAGACAAGCTGCCACCCCTGCCGTTGTACCCGCACCCGATCCGTAGGTTCCTGGAATCACTTCATAGAAGCATTCATTCCCGTTTATAAAAACAGAGATTGTGTCGCCTGAAACCGGAGTTCCACCGATAACAACTGAGCCAGAAGCCCTTACTGTTGATGAGCCGCCAGTGAACGTCGCTCCTGATGCGGTAGCTGTAACTCCTCCGGTTACAGAAGCAGTAAGAGTGATCGCATTCCCATCTGCGGTGTAGTGAGTATTCGTGACTGACCGAACTTCGGAAGTATCCAACCCAACCCCGATTAGGATCTTGCCTATCTTCGAATTCTCTTCTTCGTTCCCATCAAACGTCCACGGATAGACATCCATTACCTTGATCGTTGTCGCTCCGACAATACTCGCCCCACGAACTAAAACAGAATCAGCCGGACGTTCACATCTAATCGCAACCTTTCCTAATCCATTCCAGCTTAGATACCCTCTGAAGGTAGGAAGTAAAGTGTCGTTTACAAAATCAATTGCTTTCTTGCGTTCTTGTAGTGCGATGTTTGAAGTGAATCTTTTCCTATACCATGTCTTAATCGGAAACGATGCGGGAGGACTCGCGGGGTTGTAATACTCATAAGTGACTTCCTTGTCAGCCTGTGGTACAGGATATTGCTGCACTCCAACTCGATAACTTTCAGGAACTAATAATCCAGTTGTATGGTACCGGTGATAGTCAACGCCCGCTTTTCCTGTTTCAGTATTCGGTAGAATCAACCTTTCAGCATTCGTTAGGTCTTGAACTCCACCTAAACAATAAACACTTGTAACTCCGGTGCGTCTGTGGTCTAACCAGGTATTTGTCGGACCAAGATTTAGTAAGGCCGGATCTCTTAAAACATACCTAACTTGTTCCACTGGATTATCCGGCCAGTGAGTGAAGATTTCTGTATAGGTAACAGTCTCCCCGTAAACCGTTCCCGTACCTTGCCGGTTGAAGTAGTCTCCATTGACTAACTGCCCAATCGCTATTCCTTTAACGATTGCTGATATATCCGGCGCCGGTTCCTCAACTGCAATGTCTGACCCTGCAACGTATCCGGTTATGTAAGCCAGTCGAGAAAAGAACTGACCTTCAGGAAATACGGCATCCGCCGCCTGGTTAGTATCTCCACCATAGTTGCCATAATGCTCAACGATACTTAAAGGATCGGTAAATCCAACCGTGTTATTCCGGATGTTTATAAAGTCGGAGATTGGCCCACGACAGAACGCCATTAGGAAGTCTATTGCCGTTCCGCGATCGTGAAATTGAAGCGGATAGCCCGACATCTGCCAGCGTCCTAAAACTACCGGAATGGCTTTCCCGTAAGGTGTTCCATCTTCGATAGAAGATCCGACTGTGACATTCTTCCTTCGAAGGAAGGCGAAGTAAATTAGGGGAGCGGCATATTTAATAAGTTTGGTAAAGAATCCCTGATGCGGTCGATGTCTAAACGATCCTTCAATCTGAACAACTCGGACGCCTTGAAAGAATTCTGTATTCGCGTAGTCAGTGCACTGAACAAATGACTTGTTACAAACCGTCGCCGCCTGATAAGCCGCGGATTTACTTGCCAGAACTTCAGTACCCAAACACTCTTCACCTTTGAACTTTAATGGACAAGTTCTTTGAAAGTCTCGCGGAGGAATTTGAGCCTCAATCTGCCCTAAATCTTGTTTGGCAGTAATAGACGCATCCTTACGATCAAACCCGTCGGGCGGGCCACAGCGGCCAATAAACAGCACCCAACCGTTACCCAAGACCCCGAAGTCACTCAGAAGATTCGAGCGGGAAACAATACGGATAACCATCCGCATTCCCTCGACGTGGTTGTTAATAATGAAAGTCGCAAGACGTCGAGAGACATTCGAGAATCTGACTGTGCAGGAGTTTGATTGCTTACCTAAATTCCTGGTCAGGGTTGGCATCGAAAGAGCTTCGCGGTAATAACTCGCCGCTCCGACTGTGCCATCCAAAAGAAAAGAACATGTCTCTGTTGCAAACCTGGCTACCGCGGAAGGAGGCTCAAACCCGTGTACGGTTGGCGTATAAGTTGCTGAATAGAATTCGACTAAACAGAGTAAGTCTTTTGACCGTGAGGTAAGAGTTGAGATTAGACTTGCGGTTGCTACATTCATGCTGGACGTTTGACGATGACTACTTTTCTACTTTGAATCCATACCTTGTCGTGATTCCTGGACATAGGTTCCGCAAAATAACAACCCGTATAAGTGGCTCCTTCGGTTCCCGTCCACGGATGGTCACGAGGTTCTATAAAAGTAAAAGACACTGACAGTCTGTGAGCATCCCAAAACTGGTCCAGGATGTTCGCGTCTTCATCTTCGAGTCCGTTGTATTCAAGTTCCCAATACTGCGGAGCGTTACTCGCGTGTTCGAGAATATCTTTCCCACCATCCTCGAATTCACTAAAGACAGTGACTTCATCCCACGCTTTCGGACGCTTCAAATACTTCAGATATACCGGCCCCGTGTCATAGGTCTGACTATGTAAGGGAGTTGGAAATGTCGCTTCTGGCATAACTACCTTCCATCGTTTTGTATAACTTCTCGTATCTGTCCACCGTCGCCAATGTCTTTAACTACATGAGCCGTAACCGCTCGACCAAACTCCGAGTCTTTTACTCTCACCTCGACCACGTGAACCACTTGAGCGGATTGTTGATTTCGGCCGGTTGTAATCGTTTGGATGGGTCCTGACTGACCGCTACCCGTCGCTCCTGTTGCTTGTGGCTTGAATAGGTCCCCCGCCGCCGCTCGTCCAGCTACCGCAGCAACACCGGCAATCGAGCCGAAGATGGCGGCAGAGGTAAAGTGTGACGCCGCTCCCCTTGCGTCCCCAATAGCCAACGAAGCAAATGCCTCTGCTAATTGAAATATGGCCTTTACAGACGCTTCTGCGGCTACGTGCGCCAATGTACTAGCCAGGAGCTTTCTAAGGGCGTGGGGCGCCGTTTCGCCTAAAAGAACGTACTGCTCGACAAGATCCCCGATGCCGTGAGCCAGATCGGCAACCGCTCCCCCGATAACATCCCCAAACTGGATTCCAAAGTCCTTACTGGCATCAAATAGGTTCCCAAACGAAGTCCCTAGATCATCGATACTGGCTTGAAGGTTTCTAAATCTTTTCTCTGCTTCCGGTGGAGGTCCGAGCTCGGAGTCGTCAAAGACAATGCCTTTCGGAAGTTTCGGAATCGCCGCCGTAGGAATTGCTGGAGTAAGATCCGCAACCTCTTTTAATTGTTCCTTTAGAGTTTCAAGATGCCTGTTTGAGTCGATTAGTGCGGCATTGAATCGCAACCAAAACTTTATATTCTCGTCCAACGCACCACTGAGATTTCCGAACTCAAAGCTAAACCGCTTGATGAATTCTTCAGTCTTGTCCAGTTCGGATCGCGGACCTTCGAGTGCTTTCCTCTGAGCCTCAATGAAGTTTTCTAAAGCTTCTTTTTCGGCGTCAATATGTTGCTTTAATTCCTCCGCAGCACCTTTAAGAATCTCGTCCTGTTCGGCTTGTTCTTTCTTCTGATCAATGAGGCGAGCGGTTAATAGAATCTGCTCTCGCAACGTAGGGCTAATATCTTTATATTTTTTGTCGAGGAGTTCAGCTGTAACAATCTCCGCCTTCGTCGCGTTGTCCAGGTTCCTTACTTCACCTTGTAACTGTTTCAGGAGTGCGATAGCAGGATCGGCCGCCTCTTTTGTTTTCTTTGCGTCCCCGAAGATTTCTCTTAGATTGAAAGGTTTTCCAGGTCCAAGATTTAATGTCCCTTGAGCCGCTTTCAACAGGCGTTCTAGTTCCTTTAATCCTTCTTCCCCAGTATCGCCGCCCAAAGGTATCGACCCGATCGCGTTAGCACCAACGTTCGGCACTGTATTGGTAACTAACTGAGCTGCCGCCCCGATGGCCTCAAGTAGTTCCTTGTAGATTTCCAGTGCTGGCCTTGCGCTCTCCAGAGTTGCATTGAGAGCAAAGATCGCCCCCTTTAATGGCGCACCAATCGCAATCGCTAAACCCTGTGCGGAGACCCGAACCGCGTCAATGATCTCTTTGTTATCCTTAAGGGCTTTCTCTAAATCCTTCAGTACATCAAGAATGACTGGGATAACATCGTTGCCGATAGTTACAGCGATGGCGGTCAGTTGGGTTTGTAAATGAACTAACTCGTCATTGAACTCGTCGGCCCTCTTAGCGTTCTCGCTATTCGCTAATCCAAGACCCTGAAGTTCTCGAATGGTTTGATCAATGTCCCCGTGAGACTCTTTCAGGATTGCCAGGAATTGCTTACCACCACGTCGACCAAACAGTTCTGCGGCTGCGTTGGTTTGCCTGAACCCTTCCGGCATCTTGTTGATTGCTTCGAGGGTCTGTCGTAACGCTTCTTCTGTGTTGGTAGCCTCAACGCCTAAGTTCTTAAAGAGTCCCGCTTGCTTACTTGTCGGATCTTGCGCGGCCTCAATGTTCCCCTGAAATACAACAAGGGATTGAGCGATTGACTCAATACTTCCGCCAGTAGTCTTGGCTAATTCCTCAAGTCCGGCTAATGTCTCAACACTGACGCCTGTTTGCTGTGAGAGGTCGAATAACTTTCCTTGTGTCTCACCGGCAATCTTGGCGAGCGTGAATAGTTCCTCTCCGAGTTTGACGACAGCACCGGCCATTGCCGCTGTACCGACAACAACCAAACCAATCGGACCGGCGAGGGCGGCAAACTCCGCTCCTGCTCCTTCTGTCACTGTCGCCATCGACGACAGATCAGAAGTCAGACTTGAGACAGCATTACCGACAATGGGAATCGAGCCCGAGAAGTTAGTTAGTGAAGTAGTGATCTTGCCTAACGTGGAATTACTTACCTGTGCGAGTGCGGAGAAGTCAGACGATACCGACTGAGTGAGTTTTTTAGAATCCGCCTGTACCTGGTGAATAACAGGGGACGCTTGATTCTCAGCCTTTAGTCTAAACAGTAATGAGAGATCAGAAGCCATAAAAGAAAATGCGCCCTAACTAATTAGGACGCACAAGGCATCACGTTTTATTAAAATGTCCATCCTTCAGGGGGATGTGACTGTCTATAAACCTCGAACGCTATCAACCGCAGATGGTCAATCGTTAGAATGTTTTTATGGGTCTTGCTCCCATGCTTTGAATCGATCCTTATCTCACCTTCGGCTATCTCTAAAAATGGACGCCCACAATCAGAACAAATAAGGACTGACGACTTCCCGCGATTCTCAATTGTCAGTCGGTGGCTCAGAACGATCCTTCTGGCATAGGCTTGTCTTTAGGTTTCTCGTGAAACATTGCTCCCAAACCTCCCATGCTCATTGCTTCAAGTCTACGCTTCTCGTTTTCAATGTCGTAAATCTGGAGCCGGATATTACAGCATCGGTCAAAGTCATACGCTAGTTTGTCATCTTCAATTTGTAGCAGATGACTCGGACGTTGGCTGAAGTTCCTTCCCATGAGTGCGACTTCGAGCAGTTCCCCTTCCTCGTCCCTTACGAAAGGATTTTAGAGACGCGACCTCCACCCCCTGATGCCCCATAGCCCACTCGTAAATCTCTTCAAAGTCTTCCATCAGAAACGACTTGGCCGTTTCTTCATTAAACGGAGGCATCACGCAACACGCGGCCACGACTTCCCGCTTGAGAATTAAGCTCTCAACTCTCAATTCGACTGTGTTCGGAGGCGTATACTGACCCTTACCTTTGAGTGCTTTGATACTTTCCGCGACGAGGGCTTGCGGGATAACGCCAAGCTGAACCATACCCTGAAGATCGATTCTTCGTAACTCGAATCTAGACCCACTCTTCAGGGTGACAGCTTCGCTTGGCGCTGCCGTTTTAGCTTTGACTTTTTCAGCATGGGCGGCATATTCCGCCGGTGTCATTGCTTTCATTACGATTGAGCACCACCATTCTGGACAAAGTATCGTCCTACACGATCCGTTGCTGCTCTTGTGGAAACGGCCAACCCTCGAAACGCATAAGGCGACTTGCTTACATCCTTCGATGTGATGTTTCCGGCCAATCCAGCATCGTTGAACGCTTTGTACAGATGGACAACTCCAAACCTGGTGGAATCTTCTTCCATCGGCCAGATCAAAGCTACGGACGTATAGATTGGAGAAGCCGTTCCAAAGGTAACACCGGTTGACCCCATCACGTCACTTCTTGTTGCCGTAGGATTCAGAATCTCGACAAGATCCATATCCATAACCTGAAGAAGTGAGCCGGAAAGAATTGCTTCCTGTGCGGTTACCCTCGAAATGATTGGGTCGGGTGACTCGTCAGCAAAGAAGTTCTGAAAGGTTGGCTTGATTGAGAATTGAGTTCCCGCATCCGTCCAGCCAATATGTAAAGCGTTGGGGTTCTGCGTCGAGTCGGGGGTTCCGTCCGAGTGAAGAATAAGTCTCACACCCGCGGCTCCGCTCCAAATACCGTTCGTGCCTGTCCCCAAGTCGACGTAGAATTTACCTGGCCCGATTCCTACATCAGCGGTAACAAAGTTGTCTGCTGTTCCTGCCATCGTTATTCTCCTTACTGTTCGTTAAACGCGAGTGTGACTTGCATAAGAGCGTCACGGAAATAGATAGACTCCCGCTCTCTAATCGACCCGTAAACGTGCTCTGCTTCCAGAACAATCCCGAAAATTATGGTTGACATATTACGCTTCCAATCCGGTTTAGTGGCGGAGCGTAGGACCGCATCCAAAGTTCCCATGTATCTCATTATCTTTTGCGTCACATTCGCCATTGAATCTGCCGTTACCCCAACGTAAATATCAAACCTGACCGCTTGCCTTAACCTGTCTCTAGCGTCTGATTCTGTCGCGGCATTCCGATTCGGGCCGATGGCTAGACAAGGGAATACAAGTTTTTGAATCTGGCCTAAAGACCTTTCTTGAAAGTCTTCCAGGTATGCCGGATCGTCCGGATTCAGTAAAGCTTCAATCGGGTAGAACACATCAAGAGCGTCCTTGAAATCACGCGCAATAATGAATAGGGCGTTTTCAATTACACCTTCTTCTTGAACTGCGTAATATCTAGGCGTCCAGACCATTAAGCCGCTCTCTCTCCCTGAACCTCAAACCCCGCTGCGCGGGCAAACTCGACTAATCGAACTTGAATGCTTTTAACCATCCTTCGTTTACTCTCTTCACTCAGTGAAATGATTGGTCTAGTCTTCTGATGAATCAGCGCATATGGCACAGCCGATCCAATTACTAACTCATCCCTATCGGGCCTGAGAATCGAATCCAAAGCATCCGGACCAGTCATCGATTCGTATAAGGCATCTTCTCTGCGAAGAATCGTTTTGCCTGGAAAGTCTCGTTCCTTAAAGACTTTGTACGCTGGACTTAAAGCCGCCCACTTGCCAGACGCACCACTAGCGCCCTCAGACCGAAACTGCTCAGTCTCAATCTCGTAAAAAGTAGTAATAACCCCAGGCCAAAAGTTCCTAAAATCCGAAATCTCTTGATTGACGCGATTAAAGGCCCGATCCAGTACCTCAACGCCTAAAACTTCAGCGGAGAATCTAAGCAAAGGCGGCTCCCACCTGTGGTCTGTACCTTCTTGCGACTTCCGCGACTCTAGGTGGAAGTTTCTCGCGCAAGGGCTGACCTTCTATGTCCGTGAGCTTTAGTTCCGCTGGATCGGTTTCTCGCTTCAAATTGATAACTAATTCAATGGTTGCCATCCTGATATCGGCCGGCGTCTCAAGAAATCCCCATATTGCCGAAACGGTAATGCCAACACCTTCCCACCATCCTGTTATGTAAGGCGGATATCTCCAGATCCCCTGCGGTGCGACACCGTTTGAATCTACTAAGACCAGGAAACCATCCTTCTCAATAAAAGTCGGAGCCGTGTAATTAGTCGGAACTGTCAGAGTAGTATTTAGCGATCCTGGTACGTAGGGAGGGAGTCTTAGATAGCTCGTACCTTCGCCGTAGATTGTTCTCGAGGTGGCGATAGGAATAGGTGCGGCGTTGAAATATCCTGGGGCGACTCCGCAGACAAGATCAAACATTCGACTTGCTTGTTCGATTAATGCTTCGAGTTCTGCCTGTGGCAGAGCGGTGGTCGTCGCTGATCCTCCCGATCCGGACCCGCCAAACATTCGCCGCCTGACTTCCAATGGGGTGCAATACGAAACAGATCGTTGAATCGTGACTATTAGAGTTCGAGTCTCAACCTCACCATTTGAGGCGGTAATCGTGTTCGTAAGTTCGTAAGTTACGCCCCACGTTCCGCCCGATAATTGAATCTGAGTCGCTGTGGTTGTGTTGGTATCTGAATCGTTCGTTATTCCGGAAGGTACGGACCAAACAGACGTAGAAATAGTCAAACTCCCTAACCAGTCGAGCCAGCCAATTTGGAAGATCCTTACCTCAGTTGGTTCCTTTGTAAACATCGTCCTCCGCTGAAATGTCTATCTCTGCGTCCTCGTCGCTAATCTTTATTACCTTATTCTCTGCACTTATATATTGCGTATAGCGCGGGGTTAATGCCGTTGGTACAGTCGAAGTAAAAGCTCCGCTAAATAAAAGCATCATCATAATTACGTTCGCGGAAAGGGAACCACTCCACCCCCAATAATGTCCTGGAGCGTTCCTGCTGTCGCCTCAGAAATAGCTATGAACACGCTGGCCGTGTCGGCACTGATGGTGTGCGTGGGATTGCTGGTCTCACCTGTGCTCGTATTGATTCGATATTCACCTGAAGTACGTACCGCAGCAGCGTTGTTGCGTGAGCGAGCATTACTGAGAGCACTGAAACTAGTAGACAGGGCGTCTAGCGCGTTGACAGAGTTGGATTCCTTACCGCCATACATTGCGTATAGGCGTTCGATGGAGGAGAGACTGCCGATAACATTGCTGCCGTAGCCATTGCCGGCGAGACTGTGTTGATCTTTAGTAGTTTCGAGCGCGGGCGTACCGCCGATAGTGAACTCGGCAGCAACGGAAATTTTATCAGTCACGCTGGCGCTGAACTGTACCGTGATCGTGTCTGAGGTCAGAATGCTAGCGGTGAGCTTGGAATAGAAAACCGCAACCGTACATCCATCAGCCGCTGCGCCATTTGACTGCGTACGCTCATGGGCCTTTGACCATGTATTGCTCTTGGTGTCGGTAACGCCGGTGCAGTCGTTGGAGTTGCTAACAGTAGTAGAAACATTGTCAAAGACGATACATAACAAAAACAAGTTACCAGCTGTCCAGGTAACAACTGGACTGAACGCAAGAGTGCTAGAACTACTACCATTACCCGCACCCGCTCGATTTGAAACAAAGGCTATTGCCATTGACTATGATTCAATCGTGTAATAAGTAACTACAATGTCCATTCCCGATGAAGCTGCCTCGCCTGTGACCCTTAAATCCTCGCCATCAGCACCAACACCTAAAATCCCCCCGCCATTGCCTTTACTAATTCCTGATCCTGGAGCTATTCCCGCATGAGACAAAATCACACCTGTTGTCGTCGGCGTCGTTGTCGCCGCAAACCCAATTCGCACTTGAGCGTCTGCTGCATTAGCGTGATCTGCCATCACATCAATTGCTGTGACGACAATCTTTAGTCCCGTGGAAACGGTGACAATCGCAACATCTGTCTGTGCTGAAGTGTAATTCAGTCGGACACAAACAGGATTCGGATGGCCTCCAATAACAAAGGGAACGCCCGCCCGATTCGCTAATAGTCTAGTTATATCGTCTGCCGTTACCGCGGTGGGGTTAGTTCCGTGAGCACTCGCTAACGCCCCCTGAAGTAAAGGCTTGATTCCGGTTCCACCTGAATCATGGGCTACGGTTCCTTCAATGCTCCCTATTGCGTTCGTTCCTGCTGGCAACGCAACGTCAGTGGCCAGTACAACTCTTTGGGTGAGTGCTGAAACCGCTCCAGATCCGCCCTGTACGCCCGCCTGACCCGCAATAGGATTGACCTTTGCCCGATCGGATTCATCCCAATCATCTATTACCGAAAGCGAAGCAACCGCCGGATCGTCAGAGGCTAGTGTCATCCGCTGAACTGTCGCGCTAACCGCGCCCGCGCCCGCTGCTACTCCAGCTTGCCCGACAATCGAGTTGACTTTCGCTCGATCGGTTTCGTCCCAATCGTCAACTACAGAAAGGGACGCTGCAATTGCCGCTGAGTTTGCTTCCGTCCAGGTTCCTGATTGAGTCGCTGCAATTGGATCTTGGTCACTTGCCAGGACAACCGCAAAGGAGGCAGTTTTAGCCTTCTGCCCTAATGATGCGGGAATGAGAGCGATTAAAGACGTAATGCGTTGAGCAATCCTCTGTAAACGTCCGTTGATTCCCGATGATGCGGTATCTGTTGCCGGCGCCGTTTCGGTTAATGCTCCTGTACGGGTATCGAGAGTCGATTCTGTGGCAAAGCCGGTAATCGCTGCTGGTGGAGTAATCGTCGTGAGTTGCGCGGCAGTTAGAACTACCGGAACCGATGCAGCCGCAAGAGCCTGGCCTAATGCCGGAACTTTAGTATCAATCGAGGCGAGAGAAACGTTACCTGTGTCTTGTTTGGTCCCTGTCGCCGCTCCGGAAGGTAACGCACTTGAATCAACGATTGTATGTTGCTGATCTGCGGGTTCGGTTTTGGTTTGTAGCTCAGTTAATAACGAACCTAATGCGGTAATTTCTGTAGCCTGGTTTGCTGCAGTTGCCGATCCTGTTGGTGGAGACGCCATCGAAACAGGAACCGCAGTTGCCCTTAATTCCGTGTCAGTCAGAGGACCATCGACTGTGAGTGAACTACCATTATCAGAGACGGGAACCGCACTCGCCCTCAGTTGAGCGTCCGTTAGTGGCCCGTCAACGGTAAGCGATCCCCCACCGTCACTAACGACAACATCATTATTGGTTCCGAGATTAACGAGTAAACCACTGGCATCCGCACTAACAGGAGTTGCATCGCCATCGGCTGAATACGCCAACTTCACTATAGGCATATGCCCGCGTGTCGCGTGTTCGTCTGTTACCTGTTTAGTAGCATTCGGAACGCCCGCTGGAGCGGTAGATGTATAGGTTACGTCGTCCGCCATTATGCTGTCTTACGCTTTCTCTGTTTGTTTTCCGCTGGACCTTCTATAGCTTTATTTTCTTCCGGATCAGGAACAGACTTCGGCTGGACCATCGACATTATCCACCCGTTAGCCTTTGCGACTTCTTCCGGAACCTCTGATCCCTTACCGTAAGCCAGGACTACGGCTCCAGGTGGAATCCTTTGGTCGGTTGTCGCTCGAAAACTCCCATCTTCCAATTTCCAGATCCATCGGTCACACTTCCAAATCATCGGTGATACCTCTCCATTAACTCTCTGTGCTGTCTCAAGTAACGCTTCCTCAAGACGGTCAAACTCACTTTCAGGGTCAAACTTCTCGACCATATTTAAGACATCTTGAGATCGCTTGTGATAATAAACCTCGTCAGTAAGTAATCTTCTGAGTTCCGCTTCCCATGCATCCGTATCGTTCCTGTCGATAAAGATTCCCGCTTCGCCAAAGGCTTCCAACAACCCTAAAGTGGGATGGGCGATAGTAGGAATACCGGCACAAGCGGCCTCGACCCCTACCCGCCCGTAAGACTCATATTCAGAGGGCATCAATAAGACTTTAGTACGGCGGAAGATGTTTCTAATGTCTGGATCGTTCTTTAGGTGAGTGACGTTTGGTAATCCGTAACAAGGTTTTTCGGTCCCCTGGTCATCGTAAAACGGATGTGGATGAGCACTCGGATTCTGTGGTCTGCATACTTCCTGAATTCCATACCCACCTTGAGCGGTTATGAATGACTGATCGGGCATCCTCACGGCTAGCTTGTAAAACGTATCCGCACCTTTACCGACCGTAGGATTCGCTAAAGTGACTGATTCGCCCCGTTCACAGCGATAGTGTTCCGGCTCAACTACAGGATGAACAATAATTGAATGTGGTGACTCCCAATCCTTCGGTAAGTCCTGCCCTGCCCAACTGCTAGGCTTATTTGCCAACCAATTTGAATTGAAGATTGTTAATGCGTTCTTATAAGGGACTCTCGCGTCTACTCTCCAGTACATCAACTGTGCATCGTTATGAATGAAATGAACTAAAGGCTTTTTAGCCGCCATTGCTAGAGTCATTGCCTGACTCGTTAGGTCGAGATGCGTAACTAACAGATCCGCATCCTTAACAAAGTTCTCTAGCCACGATTGAAGTCCTCGACGTGGAGGGCGGACGACTTCGATTCCCTCAAATGTATACGGGGCTGTGACGCTTCTATCGCAGACGATTTTGACTATATGTCCGCGTTGGGCCATTGCACGAAAAGCCGCCCAGACTGTTGTCTCTGAGCCAGCATTATGTTCTGGCACTGCCAAGTGAAAATATCCTATAATAACCATGATGGCGAAACTAAAAACTCAATCCGTCTGTCAGCAATGTACGCAGCCTTTCATTGGCTGGACTGGCAATATCACTAAATTTTGCTCTCAATCCTGCTACCACGCGGGAGACAGGGAACGCGCTCTTAATCGATTCTGGAAGAAGGTCGACAAGTCCGGCACTTGTTGGCTGTGGCTTGGTCGAACCGATAAAGACGGTTACGGACTTTCCGGAATTGGTCGAGCACACGTAGTCTCTTTCGAGAGTAGAAACGGTCCTGTTCCGGAAGGCTTGCGCGTTCTTCACAAGTGCAATAACCCGCCTTGTGTAAATCCCGATCACCTGTATGCCGGAACGCCAGCCGATAACATGGTCGATAGACAAAACGCTGGACACTACAGCGCGGGAGAATCGCACCCGATGGCCCTTCTTAATGAGGCAGTTGTCCGAGAAATTCGGACGACTTATATCCCCCGCAAAAATGGCGGGATTACCGCTTTGGCAGAGAAGTTCCGGATTGCGCCTTCGACCGTTCACGCGATTGTCCATCGAAAGATTTGGAAACATATCTAAAAGTTAAAGGCGACTCCCTCCACGGGAGTAAGAAGGAGTCGCCCGTTCAGCCTAACAGTGTGCGCCGTTAGGAATTTGCACCGGCCAACAAGTCAATCTTGACTAACGACGCTGGACGAAGAACGCCCATTGCCGCACGTAACTCAGTCAGGATCGCAACCATGTTGTGCGTAAAGTAATCCGAGTGCTGTTCAGCAACTCGCGTGGTCGGACGTTCACGGTCCCAAACAATGATTGTCTTGAGATTTCCTGTGTACGCCGTTCCTTGCGGAATCACTTCCGACTCGAACACTGGCAGACCCCAAAGCATCTTGGTTCCCATGCTCAACGGCCCACCAAAGTAGTACCGATTCTCTGCATCCTTAGTGAGATCCAATGCTTCCCAATCGTAGGGATTCATCAGATAACCCGTCGAAGCGGTCCGGCCGGTAATCAAAGCCGCTGTTCTGGCCTTTCGAGTGGTGGTAAGAACGTCTGTCGTAAACGCTTGCGGCGTTACTCCAGTTGTGTTCTCAATACCCGTAAAGTGACTCGCACCACCCACGCCCGAAATGACTTCTTCTTCCAGTGCCAACTCAAGGTCAGTCATCAGGAAGTTATCAATCATTGACTGAAGTTGGGGAGCGTCTGAAAGGATTTGACGAGTGGCGGGCATCCAAACGGCAATGGTCTTAACTGCCGCTTGCACGATCTCAAGTGCCATGCTCGCTTCCGGTTTCGCAGCGTTGGAATAGCCTGTCGAAGTGGTTGCCGTGGCTTCCGGAACAATCGCCGCTGCGCGAGTCTTCGACGTAACACGCACGTACTCAATCAGGTTTGACCCTGTACGAGCAATCGTGATTGCGTCTCTAATCGTCAAAGGACGCAGCGGAAGATCAACAGTCGGGTAGTAGTCTCTGCGAACCAATGCCCCGCCTGAAGTGTTCGAGGTATAGACCAACCCCTTTTGGCTCAACAGAAGGTTCTTAAGGTCGATCTGTGGAAAGTCCTTAAGACTTGTCGAGTCGGAGATTTCGGCGTTGCCGTTGTCAGTTGCCTTCGCTACCCACGCTTTGAATTGTGGATGCTCGACGATTTCCTGCCCAACAGACTTAATCATCATCTGCTGGTTGCCGTTCCCGAAGTTAGGACGGTTTACCGGCTGACTTGCTGCCTGAAGAATGTCTGCAGCGTTCTTCGCTACAGTTCTTTGGTTGTCGAGGTTGGCGACTTCTTCAGAAAGAGCTTTTAGCTCCGTGTGAATCGCCGCAATCTTGGTTGCTTCGTCACCTACGGGATCACTTTCGTTGCCCGCCTTCTTGCGTTCATCCCAAAAGAAATTCCTTTCGGCGTCTTTCTTTTTCAGGAGTTCTAGTTTCTCCTGATACATTCGATCTTCTGGTGTCATTTTTTCTCCTCAGTGCTTAACTAGAAGGGAAAGGACTTCACCTTCTAGGCGTAGTGATTCGGCTCGGAGATTGCACAAATCAGACTTCGGCTCCGTTTCCATTAACAAGCCCTCAATATCCATCGAGACAGACTTCAAACTGGCAAGCAGCGTTGAAAGTCTCGAACGGTTTAAGGTAGAAAGGGTCCGGCCTTCTTTCGTGCGGATCTCTTTGATTTCGGTTGCGCGAACTACATACTCCGATACAGTTGCAAGCACTGATTGGGAGTGTTCCTCGAATGTCAGCCCTGCAAGCGAGCTTTCATCCTTGATTGATAAAAGGGCAGTTTCGGAATTCATACCAACGAGAACAGGGGACCACTCTTTCCATTCGCCCTCGATTAACTCCCTGGCTCCTGTCTTCTCGTCTTTTCCGTCTTTGGTAACTTTGTAACCAATGGAGAATTCATCAACGATTCCAAACTTGATATCTGAATGAGCCTCTCGACCTCGTTGAGTCTCTAAATTGAATTGACCTTTGATTCGGGTTCCGCCAAGTTCTTTTAAGTGGTCGGGAAGGGAAGCGTGTCCAGGTAGGAGTTCTTCAGCTTCGAGGGTTCGGGCGATCGGTTGTTTCCAGTCGTGCGCCCAAACACCTTTCGGGAGTTTCTTCTCGATGGACTTCTTGAAGAATCCAGGACGGACGATTTCATTGCCTGAATCGACGTTATTGAAGACTGAAACAATGGCCTCGATTATTCCGGTATCGTCTGTTTTCAGCCCTGCAATTGGGTAGGACTTACGTTCGATCATTAATGTGCTCCAGGCAATAGAAAAGCCCGCCCAATCTCCGGTTAAGGAAATCGGCGGGCTGGAAACGGACGTTTGCCGCTCTCTTGGCTCGCTAAATGATTATCAAGACTTCTTTAATTTCTCCAGGCGGTCGAGCGCATTATAAAGCGTTCGCTTAATACTCTCAATCTCCTGATTCTTATCACGTTCGGCAGACTTACGTTCTGACCCGCCTGTAGAGGCTGGATTTGGACGATCGGATGGAGGCGGTCTCATATGACGGGCAACATTCGAAACTGTATAGTTTGGGGGTTGACTCATTGGGGTAAAAATACTCTACGCCGCTAACTTAATTTCTCCCATCTGCCAGTTGACTACCTTCCAGCCAGGAGAATAACAGTCCCTCGAATCCCAATCCGACCACGGACCACCAAACCACGGCACAGGAGCGATTACTTGCTTATCGTCCGCGTCTCCCAACATTGCCGCCAATAGACTAAAGCTGGAATTCGCAATAATGAAGTGGCGACAGCGTTTTAATAGTTTGAAGTCCTCCAGGTAGTCTCGACCTTCAGAGTACTCTACCCGATCCCCAAACATCGCTTTGGCGCCCTCGATATCGTCACTAAATACTAAATACTTCTGATTACTGCCAAACTGCGCCATTGCCGGTTCATAGTAGCTTAAAGCCATTCTCGGATGGTAGGAATTCCCGTCAGGGTGTTGAATTGACTTCGCTTCTCCGTAGTCTCCAGCTCTCCAGTGGATTGCACAATAGTCATTTAATGGAGGCTCATCCACCATCGTTAAGTAATAGCGAACTTCGTCTATTGCATGGCTAAAGAACTTCTCCGACTGGAAATGGCCTAACAGGTCGGTGCTTTGGTTCAGGTCGATATGTCTGTAACCCCACGGGCAGTCATAGACGGGTAACTGCGGACCCTCATACAACGGTAGGGGATTGAGGAACCGCTTGTACATATCAATGTCAATGTCCGGCTCAAAGTTCCGGCCATCGTGGTTCTGTAACAGTGGAAAGCCGAAATCAAACCCGTTACGACGAGCGATTCCTATCGTCCCTGCTACCTGAAACCACGCATTAGCAGCTCGACCCCACCGACCTAGTTTTGAAAAGGTGCAAATGTTCGTCATTCAAATGTTGTAGATGTCGCAATACCCCTCGCTATGAGGGAAATGAATGCCGCTTCCCATTGACGGGTCGGGCTTAACAGTACAACCAAAGATCTCGCGCTTATCCCCAAAGATCTGTTGAATAAATTTAGCTGCTACAAACGCTACGGCTTCCTGCGGGTCATGCGGAGGATGCTTATAATCGCATCGCACCGGATGTCTCGTCTCAATAACCTTCTCACTCACGCCGCAACCTCCCGTAAGTGCATAGGATTGAAATACTGCTCTGAATTGCTTAACCCATCCCCTTTAATCTCCGGAAATAAATCTCGATACTCGTTCAGGACAAAGATCATGTTTCCGGTATGGCAGAGAAGAAAATAACCTTTCTCAATTCCTAACTTCAGCATCGGCCTGTAACCAGGGGCGCCATCTGAATTGAATTCTTCACTCTCCGGTGGAAACCCTGAATCGATTTCGACAATGCAAATCTTTGGTCGGGCTTTTAATGCTTTGAAGATCTCGTAGTCAATCCCGTCTGTGTCGGACGAGAATACATCACAATCATTGGTAACAAAGGCGTTTATATTCTGTGCACTCACCCGCGAACACGCGGATCTGACTCGTTTATTGTCTTTCCAGTTCTCTTTACACTTCTGATGTAAGCGAAAGTCGGCCTCGATAAATGTGCCATGCCAACCCTTGTCAATTAGAGCTCGCGTATTCGACAACCACATACCGTCATTGCCGCCAACCTCGACGCAATAACCCTTCTCGATGCCGATCCGCTTTACGCACTCTTCAATAACCCCATCCTCAAGGAATTGAGAGTTTATATTTCTGCCGTACTTTGCCAGGAAACTAAGCATATTCAATTTCAGTCTGACTTACCTTTTCATACCACTTGACTGTCCGGTTGAGTCCGGCACTCAGACCCATTGTTGCTGCCCAACCAAAGGCTTTTGCTCGACTGGTATCCAACACTCTCCGACTCTGACCATCCGGCCGATCCGAAATGAACTTCACTTCACCCACGTAATCTGTCGCAACCATAATCCTTGTTACTAATTCACTAATGGAAGTCTCAACCCCTGTGCCTAGATTAACTGGATCCGCTCCATCGTAATCCTTCATCGCGGCCACGATTCCTCTCGCCGCGTCAGCAACATAAAGAAAATCTCGCGTAGCCGTTCCAGTTCCCCAAATCTCAATGGTCTTCTGCCAGTCTCGTTTTGCCTCGACGCACTTCCTGATGATTGCCGGTATCACATGAGAGTTTTCTAAATTACAGTGGTCCCCTGGACCGTAGAGATTAGTCGGCAGTAAGTAGATCGCCGGAAACTTATGCTCCTGTCGATATGCTTGACACTGAACCAACAGCATTCTCTTGGCGAGTCCGTAAGGCGCATTCGTTGGTTCCGGATACCCATCCCATAATGACGTCTCTTTGAACGGTATTGGAGTCTCAGACGGATAAGCACAGACAGATCCAATCGCTACAAACTTCTTCAATGAGGAATAAGCTAAAGCCTGTTGTAAGACATTGAGATTGATTGCCAAGTTATCAGCAAGACACTTTGAGGGGTTAGATTGATTGAATCCTATTCCACCAACAATCGCAGCAAGGTGGATTATGTAGTCAGGCTTGGCATCCCATATCAGCCGGCCAGCGGAGTAGCGGTCTCTCAGGTCGTATTGAGAACTGGAGGCAATAAAGACCTCATACCCCTGAGAATCGAGCTCTCTGACAACGTGCTGGCCTAAGAAGCCGTTTCCGCCTGTGACTAAGACTTTATTCACGCCGCGTTAGTCCATTCGTGGTTTCGTTTCCGATGATGATTAAACAAGGTCGGATAATAGTCCTCATAATGTCCCTGCTCATAATCAAACTGGTATGGAGTTCCTAAATTGTACCTTGCGGGCCACTTATGAAACCCTAATCTGTCTCGATAAGCCATCGTGGTTAAGATTGCCTGATCGTGGCGATTCTCCTGGAATTCAGGATGATTTGAGCGAGCGTCTAAGTAATCTCGCGGATAAGTCGCCGCCCCATCACAGTACGACGCGGGCCAGTAATGAAGTCTAACGCCTTCTCTGTAACCCAAGGTCGTTAAGATTGCCTGATCCCATCGGTTTTCCTGAAACTCCGGATGATTCATTCCCCTGCTTGGAGAATCGTCTATCAATCGCCCACCTTCAAATAGACACCAATCTAACCATTCTTTAACAAAGGCTCTTGTGTAGTCAGAGACGCGAAAGAAGATTACAGATGCTTGCACTTGTTTCCCAAAACACTCCCACGGAGCACCAGGCATGATCGCGTCAATAATGTCTCGCTTGCACCAATGCGCGTGTTCCCACATATTCGCAAATAGAAAGATGTCCTGATCCATTCGGTCAATGATGTGGGAGACGTTGTTGAGGAATTCGACTCCCGCGTCGGCGTAGATGAGAATGTCGCCGTTCTCACAGGAGTCGGACAAGAAGTAGCCAACCAGCATTGCCTTCCATGACCAAAACCCAAATCCGCGTGTTGGTGTCCGGTTGGCCCTCAATTGGCGCGCAGAGTCGCCCCAAAACAGCCTCTTATTGTCTCGAAACTCACGAAATGTTTGTAAACTTTGAATATCACACCCGTGCGCTTCAGAAACGCCATAATCCGACGCGCTTGACATGCATAGTTCCCGCGAGCGGCTCATGCTTTCATCTGAGAAGGTAACAAGATGGATCATCTCAGCATCCGATCGCTTTCTTCAAAGATAGGCGTGTAGTCATCGTGGCGATTCCATATCGAACTAAACCGTTCCCTCTGATATGCGACCATCGGAGCCACTACATAAGCATTCAAATTCGGAAGTTGTGAACTCATCCAGTTATCAAACATTCTCTCAGAAAGTCCTGGTTGATTCTCTAATAGAAACGGAACCACCTTTTTATTAAATCCCACCGCATGAGTTGTCCATGCTCCGTACACTCTAAACAGTCGGCTTGAATACCTGGTTGGTGGTAAAGGTTTTTCATGCTCCCAAAGAACTAAATTCGCCCCTAGATAAACAACGTCCCAATCTTCCGGCAGTTGATGTAAAGCATATTCTAAATGCCACAAGTCACGGAATAAACAATCATCCTCGACGTGTAGAAGTGTTTGAGCGTTCGACTCATTAAACTCTGAAAGTATCTGCCTGACTGAACCTGAAAAGCTCTGATGTGGTCCTAAGATTTTATCGTCATCAATCGGGAGAGATTGAAACTTTTCCACACTCAACCCAACTCTATCGAATTCCTGTTGCCCTAGTTCCCATTCTTCCGGATGGGTAGTTAGGCAGACTCGCTTGTCAAAGAAGCTCCATTTGCTCATTCGTTTATGAAGACGTGAAAGCATCTACACCAATCGCCGCCTTCACAGTCGGGATTCGGAGCGGGTGTTATGTCTGTCTCAGTCGGTCCTGTTTCCCCGTCTGCTGCAGCACACGGGCCACAGACGTTGTTATCCAGGAGCGCGGAGTATTCAACCCTGCCCCATTCGTCTTTCCGATTCTCAGCCTCGTCTGCCCGCCCGATATTGATAACCTTGTTGGCTAACCCTGTGCTCGTACGGTCGATGTAGGAAACCGATCCGGTATTGATATCTTCCTGGATGGCGGAATACAAAGCAGCGCCGGTTAAACCTAAAGTCGCAAACCTTCCTGCCGCGGCAATGATTCGCGCCTGGACGTCATTCGCTACTCGTGAGTTCGTTAGATCGGTCAGCATATCCAGATCGTCAAAGTCGTCTTCATCATCAATCGCTGCTTTCTTGCCCAGCTCGGAAGCAACAAGCATTCTGCCTTGCTTATGGGTCTTGACTAACCGATCGCGTAGAAGGGTCCTCGCGTCTGTCGACGCCCTTAAGGTCAAAACGTGGTAATCAGCAGGGGAGAGAGTCTTAATCCCCTTCATTCCATCCGAGATCAATTGAGTGCGGAGCTTTAAGAGAATCTTAGTTATTTCTTCCTTTGAATTCTCTTGAGCGGAAGCAATACCTTTTATTGCGGTGATTTCATGTTGTTTGGGTAATCTGGAGAGTCTTAAGCCTTCCCAATCGAAAGCTTTGGCCTCGATGTGGTTCAGACCTAAATGTTTATAGAATTCTGTGGCTTTCTCTTCACCTTGTTGGTCGATGGCATGTTGCCAGAACGCAGCATGGCGAGCGGCCATTGCCGCCTGAAGTTTAAGGTGGATTACTTTCTCTTGGAGGGTCATCGATTAGGGGCAAAGCCCTTCATCTCTGTTTCTAACGCTTCAAACATTCTTTCCATATCAGCAAACTTCGCTAATGCATTCGGATCAACTACGGGAGCGGGTGGCGGAGGTTCTGGTATCTCACCTGCTGTCTCTTCGATTAACTCCTGTGTCATCGGCTTTACCGTATTAGGCACATAGAAGATTTCTTCTTTGTCCGGTAAAGGCTTATTCAATGACGCGGCAAACTGGTTCCTCGATATTCCTCCCGCCGATAAAGCTAAAACCGCACGTTTGTATAAAGCATCTCGATCTTCCTGTAGGACTCTCACTTGAGAGGTGTCGAAGTAGATTCGTGACCCTTTGGTCTTGTCGAATTCAGGGAGTAACTGAGCTGTTAGTTGGCGGGCCATAATTCGTTGAATAGGAATAACAACCGACTCGTAACCCTGCTGTCGAGCCTCACGGTATGCAGCGAACGAAGTTCCGTTTTCCAACCCCACCATAAACTGCAACATCGCTGCGGGAATTCCTGTAACCGCCGCAACTCTCGACTCAGGAATCATTCTTAGCTTAGAAAGATCCAATTCTTCGGGATTTAATCCAAGCTTATCAACCTGTAAGGGAATAGCATTGACCATCGGTAGTCCGATGTTCGCCCCCCGTGTCTTTGCTAGCCAATTGTCCTTGATTGCATTCGCGGCGGTTTCGGTAATACTGACTCCAGTCTCTTTCGGAGACAGTAAGTAGGGAACCATGCCCATATTCCGCATTAAAGTCGCGGTAAACGCTCCTACAGCGTTGTCCCCGTATATCTCACGGATGACTGAGCCAAACGCTCCGATACCTTTACGCCTGTTGGTTGGATCTACAAATCTTTTGAAGTGAATTATGTCAGCCGCAGGATAAAGGACTGGATCGCTACCTGGTACGGTGTATTCATAATGCGAAATAAACGAATCCAGATTCCCTTCGTTTGGAACCGGAGGACTTGCGCCATCATCCGGCCATCTTGGCTCCACCATGTAGGAAGGCAGATACCAAAGTTCAATAACCTTCCCTGACCCGTCTCTAACTTTGTACCAGTAGTGATTCCCAACGATCCACCAGTCTAAAGACATTACTCCACAGTAATCCTCGAAGATTGTATGTGGATTCGGACGGAGTAAGAGTTCCGTCGCTTCGTGACCAACTACCGTTTCGTGCGAGCCCTCTTTAGCGGGCTTCTGAACCACCGGCGGAGCTTCGGTAAACTGAGTGCCAGTCCAGTTGACGACAGCCATCACTAAAGAACTATCTTCTAGCGGTCCTACCTCCCCGCGATAGTCTATTGTGGCGCCGGTATTGAATAATCTAGGAGTGAGCCATTGCCAGGAGTTCTCCCACGATGGACTCTTATCGAACTTCGGCCGATCACCTTTGAAGCTGAATAGATTCTGAACTTTGTTAAGGAATTCCATTAGTACATCACCCATTCCCGCTGCCCTTGCGCCAACTCCAATTCCGTAGCCGCCCAAACAGCTGCATCCATTCTATTCGGACTCGGATCGCCTGGTGTCCACAAACACATTTCATCTTCTAGCTGTGGGAAACTCCCCACGTGATGCCCTCTCAAATGTTCATAGACAGCTGCGACTGGCTCCGCTCTTGTCTGCTTCCCCCGCGAAGCATGTACCAACTTTACCTTAATATGCGGATCTACAGTGGCAATTGTTAGCGCAACCATCTCCCCGCCGTTATTCGCTTCAGCAACAATACAATCAGCTTTGTGCCGGTGATACGCAGTTACCGCGGCCGTTGCCCAAGTCTTCGGACTTCCCTGGATGCTGTCGTCACCTATTACGTATCCTTCCTTGTTCGCCCGCCCCATTGTGATTATCCCCGCTTCATCGCCGGTACTGGATGCTGAAGGATCGACTGCAACAACAACTCTGTCAAAGTCTGGATGCTTGATTACCCTTGTCTTCTCGATTAGTTCCCTTGTCCATAACGCTCCTGGGGACTCGTCAATATCTTCGGCTTTAATCTCCATCCGGTACGCGAGAGCGGTCATATCGGAAGTAATCTCATTCAAAGCTTCTTCACTAATATGCGGGTTGTCGTGACTGGTAAAGTGAAACGCTGCCCACCTGTCACCTTCTGCCTGTCGCTCTTTGGCCTTCTTGAAGAATTTAGCCGCGTGCTGTGGATCGTCTGCCTTGCTTGTACTACGACTTCTTAGTGATGGAGGCGTATAAATAAAGACCGCATCTCCGTCGTTATCCATCAGCATTGGAGCTCCAACGACGCCCCATGCTTCTTCATTCATTAACTGAAACTCGTCCAGGATTAATTCATCGGCATAGTCACCACGTAATGTATCGGCATTCCAGGCGGTCTTGGCTCTTATCCTCTGTTCGGTTCCTGGTAACTCGATAGTATGGTAAGTCTCATTCTTAACGAAGATTCCGGCTTCTATGGGTTCGTGTAATGCCCTGGTGATTACTACCCAAAACCTTTGAATTTGTTCCTGCGTGGGAGCGGCGTATAAAACCCTGCGGCCTTCGAGAAACTTCTTCGTTGCCCTGATACCGACCCCAACCGTCTTACCTCCACGTCTGCCAGCCCTAACAACGATTCGCTTTGCCGTAGATTCAACGAACTCCGCCTGTCTAGGATGTGGACGAGGAAGAACTACCTTTAACTCCCTTTCGGCTATCGGCATAAGTTACCTTAATTGAAATCGGGTCTCCGTCTTTCCCTGCGAGTTCGGTCTTATCAGTGAGTTTCCCATACATCGTATCCAGGATCTCTTTAATGGCCGGAACGTCACCCCTTCGAGCCTTTGTCACTAAAGCTAACATCACTTCATCTTCTACCGTTCCCCTTTGTTTGTCCTTTGTTATCGGATTAACAATATCAAGTTCAGCGGTAAGCCACTTCTTTAATATTGTTGAGCGAGACTTAGAACCTTCTGGCCTTCCTCGATTCTCTGGTTGGTACTCAGATGAGAACTTCTTACCGTCTTTTGCTATATCCTTCCTTCCCACAATCGTTTATTACTCGTTTTCAATTAGTTTAGGTGTAAGACCAAGAGCAGAGAGACGTTCGAGGCTTACAGCTACGTAAGCAGGGGAGATTTCCAATCCATAGCACACACGACCCGACTGTTCAGCGGCAACCATCGTGGCTCCGCCGCCTAAGAATAAATCAAGCACAATATCACCAGAAATAGAACTATTCCTCATCGCCCGCTCTGCTAATGCTACTGGCTTTTGGGTTGGATGGTAATCATTACTCTGTGCTCGATCACATTCCCAAACCGTTACTTCGTTATTTGGCCCATACCATCGCGCACTCTTACCTTTGCGGTGAGCGTAGAAGCAAGGCTCATGTTTACCTTTGTAGTGCGCTGAAGTAACAAACTGAGCATTGTTTTTTAACCAAACAATTTGCGCGGTAATAACGTATCCTGCCGCTGCCGCTGCCGCTGCCGCTGCCGCGACGTGACCATCCGCATACCATAAATAGAGAGCAGCTTGATCGTCTGCGGCAAATTGCAGATGAGGCAGGGCCTTCCCATAGACATCTGATCCAATGTGGTCGTTGGCAAGTTTTTCGCGCTTCTTCGCTCCGCCATCATAATCAACGCCGTAAGGAGGGTCGGTAAATACCATCTGAGCCTGTTTGTCTGCACACAGTCGCCCCACGTCGGCTTTGTCTGTAGCGTCCCCTACCAAGAGCCGATGTTTGCCGATTTCCCATAACTGTCCCGTTTCTGTCGCCCACTTGACCTGTAATTCAGCCGCACGGTCGATCATCTCCCCGACTGCGGCTTCATCCTCTTCAATCGCTGGCGTCTTAGCCCAATCGTCAGGAATATCAACGCCCCATTCGGCTAACGGATAATCTCCCCACTCATTTGCTAATAGATCCCAATCGTACTCTCCAAAGCTGGAGTTATCCTTAATAATGAACTCTTTCTTTTGCTCCTCGCTTAATTCACTTGCTCGCTTAATCCAATGATCAGGAATACTCTTTTTCCCTAAAGACTTCAGAGCTTCGAGACGCATATTCCCACCGAGCACCATTCCTGATTCATCGATCACAATCGGACGAAGTTCCATCATCTGAGGGAATTCCTGGATAGACTTCTTCAGGCGAGCAAATTTCTCGTCTTTGATTATTCTTGGGTTGGCGGGATTCTTAACGAGCTCGGAGATTTTCACGGATGTCGAATTCCAGTCAAACAGGTTGCCAGGAGTCCAGAAAGAAACATCAATCTGCCAACCTCGACAACCTTTCCATTCGTGGCAACAAAGTAGAGAACTAATCCAATCAGCATAATCACCTGTGGAAGAAATATTAGCAGAGACATAGATTTCCTTTCTACGGGTCTTTCGAGTCTTTAGGTTTTGGTAGTTCGTCGCCCTCGCTGTACCTGATTCCGTGGATCTCCATGATTGCCATCATTCTGCGTTCCTGAGCCTCGTGGTGTCTGCTTCTTATCTCGCAAAGATCGTGGTCACGCATTAGCTCATCGCATTGGCGTCTTAAATCGTCTCTTTCGGTCCGTACCCTGTCAATCGTTAGTAAGGTATCGTCTAACTTGTCAATCATCCGAATAACGGCGTCACTGGCATTAGTGCTCGACCTGACCGATATCTCATTTGCCTCTGCGCTTGTCTTGTGTACCTCCGCTGCTGGTTTATTTCGGTTTTGGTAAAGTATTATTAACTTTACGATTAACCCGCCTGCACCAAACGCTGCTAACCATTGTAAGACCTGAAATACCCAGTGAGGCATGGCTTGGGGGTTATCCTGCATGAATTCATCACGCGCTTGCTGCCCTTACTTCGTCTATTTTTGTTTCGAGTCGCGTCCATTGCTCGACCTCTTCTCTAGGTACAGCGATGAATGGAAGCGGCACCCCTTTACGATAAAACGCTGACGCCTCGCCTATTGGTACATCATTAGTACAGTATTGGACTGTTTCTTCCGGTAATGCAGCATTAAAGGGAATTGGCTTAACTGCCCCACCTTCACACCTGGCCGCGTGGTACGCCTCGCATTCATCCTCGAATACTCCCCGATATTCGATTGATGCATAAGACCTTCCGTCATAATCTCTTGCAGCAAAACCTCGCCACTTGAAATACATACGCAGCAACCAGCGCAACCACGGAATCGGTTCTACGGATTCCAATGGCTTACGCTGAGTTACTAGCCAAAGATTTTTCACCGTTTCTTGCCTGGATCTTCCGGCACTCCTGGATCGTCGCCGTCTGCGGGCCTTATTGGAGGCCCTGTGGGTACGGGCGGCGGATCTGGTATCGGACGCTGCGGCAGTTCCGGCTGTAATGGTTTCTCTTTCTCCATCCACTTATCTCCTCATTTCACACTAAAAAGTATCGGGAAGCAGTTCCCACCACACCCACAGGGAGACCCTTCAACGCCTGTTAGATGCACCCTGCTCCCCGAAGTCGTCAAACTATCGGCGTCAGCCCGTCAAATGACCCTGTAACAGATCCCAGCGTTCAAACCATTCAGGATATTGTCTAAATGGCTTCCGTGGGCTACTTCTATGACTTCTCTGTCGCTCATTACAAAAGAATCATTGGACCTATGTTACGAGGCCCATCCCTACGAAGACTTTGTGTAAACTCTTTCCAGGTAATACGCTCAATCACTACTTCAAAGGCGGTTTGCGCCCCGTCGACCCCGTCTTCGTGCAGACAAGAATCATTGCAAACCGCCTCCGAACTTGAATCCTCGTTCATGCTTGTGGACCCATATCCTCAGTCGTAATCTGTCGGGTTTCGGCAACTAACGCCCTTGCTCGTGCGATAACCTGTTCGTCGGTTTCGCCAGTTTCCCTTAATTGATTAACTAATTGCGTGGCTAAAGGAGTCAAAGCGTTAATAGCTGCGACGATTCCCACTAGTGTTGCTGCCATTATTAGACTCCTTTAATTGCCAAAGTTAAAGTAACTGCCGCGTTGATTGCCGTAACCGCACTTGTTAGTACAAGTTGAATGTTTTCATTATCAACATGAACCGCTGCCAGGATTATCGAGGCTTTTTGCAGGAGTGCAACAATATCAGTCTTGCCCTGTGGCAAGGTATCGACTGTTAGGCCGGCCGCTCGCTCAACTGCCATGCTCAACCATTCGTTAGCCTGGTGAATAGCTTGAGCCACCTGTTGCCGCTTTACTATGGCGGCAGGAGAACCCGCGGCGCCATAGACTCCAGACTGATAAAGAGAACGGTTAGACTTTGCCGCGGTATTCAGGATAGCCGCAGCATCAGCAACCTTCTTCTTGACTTTGGAAACGTCATTCGCGCTACAGGCAAACCCATAACCCGAATAGGCGATCATTGAAACGAGAAGGAGGATTGCAACTTGTCGTCTGGTTTGAATCATTTAGGCTCCTTCGCCGCAGCCGCGATAATCGTCGCATTCGGAGTATTCACATCAGCCGCCTTTGCTATCTCAATCTGCCGGTCAGCTACAGCGATGGCTACAGTCTGCGAGCGGGTAAACAAAGTAGTAAAGAATCCTAAAACCAACCCGATAGCAATACTCAGAGCTGAGAGTTTGTCCGGCGTCAGTTGAAAGACTCCCAAGATTACTAAAAGCGGAAGTAACTGCCGCAGCATCTCAGATAATGCGTTGATAACAATGGTGGGTTCTTGTTTTATTCCAAGCATTCAGCCTCCGATACCTGTCCAGTCTTGAGCCTCATCCCCGTTTTCAGCTTTGACTGAGACGTGCACATGATGATTGTGTTTGTTTGGGCCTGTATAGACTTCCCACTTCCCCGTACGCGCCTTCCATATTTCCCCTGCAAAAATAAC